TTGAGGCGATAGGGACGTACACGTAATGCCACAGATGCCAGCCAATTTGACGGCGCTGAAGAACCAGCTTTCCCAGCCGGGGGCGTGGGTGTGGCTGTTGACGGTGACGCTGCCGGGCGGCCCGACGCTGCGGTATGCGGCCAACACCGAAGACGTCAGCTACGGGGGGAACACGTACACGGCGTTCAACTTCTCCATCGGCGGGTTTACGTGCGGCTCGGAGGGGGAGATTTCCGAGTTGACCATGACCGTGACCAACGTGGGGTACGTGCTCCAGGACTACGTGCGGGACTGCGGTGGCTTGATCGGTAGCACGATCAGCTTCGTGCAGGTCAACACGGACTACCTGGCAGAGGATTACAGTGAGGACGCGGTGTCATTTACGGTCGTTCACACGGAGAACAGGTGGCCGGATGTGTCGTTCACGCTGGGGGTGCCGTCGTCCGTGCGGTATCGGGTGCCGGAGGATCGGTTCAATCCCCATTCCTGTCGGCACAAGTTCAAGTCTACGCGGTGCGGGTACACCGGCGCGTTGACCACGTGCAACCGCAACCCGGATGACTGCGTGGCGAGAGATATGTTCCCCGGCAACTACGGAGGCCCGTTGAGCCTGCGGAGAGAGGCGGTGCGGTACGCATGATCCGGTTCACGCAGAAAGAGCTTGACGCGATTCTCGCCGACTTCCTGGGCAAACCCTACCGGCGCATGGCGACGGGGCCGGACGCCTACGACTGCTACGGGTTGGTCAAGGCGTTCATGGGGCGGATCGGTGTCGACATCCCCGAGATCGGCAAGGTGGACCCCAAGGATTCCCGGCCGGTGTACGAGCAGCAGCAGACTGACTACGTGCGACTGGACTGGCCGCGGCCCTGGTCGCTGGTGACGTTCTCGGGCAAAGACCTCAATGCGCACATCGGCGTGGTGTTGCCGAATGACAACCTGTTCCTGCACTGTCCGGGCCGGGCGGCGGGCAAGGTGATTGCCGAGCCTTTGAGTCGCAGACCGTGGCGGGACACGATCGACGGGTACTGGTGGCCCAGAAGCTACCTCGAAACGATCATCATGCTCACGCCGATGACCACCAAGCGGGCGTGGCAGTTCGTGCGGTGCGATGGGCGCAGCTTACGCCAAATCATCGAACAGGACATCACCGAGGGCCGGGATGTCCAGGTGCAGGCGTTCCTGGAAGGGGAGGCGGTCGATCCGGCCGACTGGGACCTGGTGCCGGGTCCGGTCAATCAGCTTGTGATTCGACCGATCATGGGAGAGGGCGAGCAGGGATTGATGATGGTAGGGATGGTTGCTTTAGCCGTGCTTGCTCCGTACGCTGCTGCGGCACTGATGGGACCGACGGCCTCTGCCTCCATCGCTGCCGGGACCGCCACTTCATCGACCATGATGACCTACAGTCTGGCGAAGGCGGCGATTATGATGGGCGGCGCGCTGGCGCTCAATGCCTTGGTGGGGCCGGGCGAGGGCTCCAAAGACCGTAGTCAGCACTACACCTGGGACCCGGTGACGACGCAGCGGGTGGGCAGCTTTGTGCCCTTGGTCTACGGGACGTATGGGGTTAGGGGCAACGTGATTTGCTCTTACGCGACCAGCGAGATCGTCACGGAAATCAATTGGTTCAACAAAGAGACCCAGGTGGACTATGCCACCGATCTGTACTGGTTGAAGATCGCCTACAGCGACGGCCCGATTGACGGGGTGGTGGCGGGCACCGAGCGGTTGAACGGCAAAGACCCGCAGCAATACGCAGGCTCCGATGACTTCGTGCTGGAGCACTTCACTGGCACAGACGATCAGGCGGCGTCCAGCGTGCCGGATGCGTTCGAGATTCCGGTCAACCAGCTCTGCGATGACCCAACGGGAGGGGCCAACGAAGTGACGGCCACGTTCACGGCGGTCAAGTGTGACCGGGCGGCGGTGGTGCTGCGGTTCCCGAACGGGTTCACGAGGATCGAGAAGGACGGCGACCACGTAGCTACGATGGTGGGTGCGACGATCCGCATTCGCGAAGCGGGTGGGGTGTGGCACACGCTGGCCGATGAAGAGATTTGGGGAGACACGAAGCAGCCGGTACGGATTCATCGGTGGTTTGACGAGACCTACACGGGCGGATCGGCATTTACGCTGGTGGCGGGGACGACCTACGAGGTGGGGGTGACCCGCAACAACAGTCGGCACCACGACCACGCCGACGACTTCTACTTCGACTGCATCCAGTGTGCGTTCACCACGGCACAGAAGCACCCTGGTTTGGCATACACCGCTATCGGGGCGGCAGCGAGCAAGTACATCTCCGGCGCGATCGACTACTACGTCAAGATCAAGGGCAAGCTGGTCCGGGTGTACGACGATGCGACTTCCACCTGGAGCATCGAGTGGTCGGACAATCCGGCGTGGGTGGCGTATGACGTCCTGACCCGTCCGGTTATCAAGGGCAATGGCGATTCGGTGCCGTATGCGGTGGAGTCGTACCGGAGACTGGACCCGAGCTATCTGGTGCTCGACGACTTTGTGGCCCTGGCGGACTGGTGCGACACGATGGTGTCCGACGAGGCCGGGGGGACGGAGAAGCGGTTTGTCTTCAACGGCGTCTTCGATGAAGAGGGGTCTACGTGGGATCAGGCTATCCGCGTGCTCAGAAGCGCCTGTGCGATGCCGTACTTCCGGGGCAACCAGATCGGCGTGGTGATCGACAAGCCGGGCACGCCCGTGCAGATGTTCAACGTCTCGAACCTGCGAGAGGGGTTCAGTGAGACGTGGATCGACACATCGGAGGCGGCGACGGTCTACGATGCGGAGTTCTACGACGAAACGGGTGACTACGGCGCAGAATCCTGGCCTGTACCGTTGCAGGGGGCGGCGCAGGACATCCCGGCGAGTCTGGACTGCTTCGGGCACACGAAACGGTCAAGGGTGTGGCGGTACGCCAGCCGGCAGCTTCGGGTCAACCAGTACATGAAGCGCATGGTGGAGATTCCCGCGTGCCTCGATGCCATCTACACGAATCTGGGCGACATCGTGTACGTGCAGCATCCCTCCCTCCAACGGGCTATCGGCGGTCGGATTGTGGAGGTCTACGCAGACGGGGTGAAGGTCGATAAGCCTGTGACGATGGGGGCCGGGGACTATGGGTTGCTGATCCGCACGCATGATGGGACAGCGGAGCGGCTGACGCTGTACGAGGTGGTGTCGGTGTCCGGGGACGACGATGACATCGTGACGATCTCCGGCACGTGGGAATACACGCCGGATGTCAATGACCTGTTCACGTTCGGGGAAGAGGTCAAGGTGATCGACCTGTACCGAGTCAAGGGCTTCGAGCGTGCGGGCAACGGGCAGGTGTTGATCCAGGCGGCGCAGTACACGACGGACTACTACACCGACGACGAGGAAGCGCCGAAGATCGAGGCCAAGACCTACAGCCAGACCAAAGGGGGGATTGCGCCGAGCCTGCTGCCGACCACGGCACAGGCGGTGGCGGCGGATCGGGCGGATGGCAACAGCGCGGTGGACACGGTCCTGTGGGAGGGCCTGAGCTTCACCGGCAACGGCGTGGACAAGGTGACGTGGACGTGCAGTGGGGCGGGGATCAAGTACAAGGGCGTCTGGTGTCCGATCGAGGACGATGCGGTCGGCACGACGGACAAGTACATCTACTTCGACCCGAACATCGGCGACCCGCGATACCTCCAGCACACCGACGACCTGGCGGACCTGGCGGGCTACGAGCGGTACGTCTTCTGCATCAACGATGGCGGCGTGGCGTACTTCCAGCCGGGCGTCCTGATGACGTCCGACGACGTGAAGCTCTACAATATCGAGGCGGGGGCGACCGTTGGGGCAACATGGGGTGTAAACATTACCGATCAGCCCGACGGCTATCTCGTGGAGTGGCAGGGGACGCTGACTGCCCACCCGGCCTCTCCGGAGGAAGGCTGGGCCTACCGCAATTCAACGGACGGCAAGAGCTACATCTACCACGATTCCGCATGGTATCAGATGACCGCCGATGGGGTCGATGGTGCCAACGGTGCTGACGGAGAGGATGGTCTGTCCATTGTCTGGCGAGGCGAATCGTCCAGTCCGCCGGCAAGCCCTGCAACGAATCATGCCTACCGAGACACCGACGACGGGATCATCTACATCTACAACGGCACCGCGTGGGAGCCGATGGTGTACGATGGGTCGGATGGAACCGATGGGGCGGCGGGATCCGACGGCGCAGACGGATTGAGCGTCTTCATTACGTACCACGACAACGCATACGATAACCCGCCTTCGACGCCTACGGGCGATGGAACCACGGGAGGCTGGCACACGAACGCGACCTCTGCGGTGGTGTGGTTGTCGCAGAAAACAGCCGCTGATGCCAGCAGTGGGACATGGGGGACACCGTTCCGCGTGGCGGGCGTCGATGGGGCAGACGGTGCTGATGGGGCGGCGGGGGTCGATGGAACGGATGGAACCTCGATCGTCTGGCAAGGCACCTACGCGAGCCACCCTGCCAGTCCATCGAATGGGTGGGCCTACTACAACTCCACCGATGGCAAGAGCTACGTCTACCAGTCAGGTACGTGGTATCAGATGACTGTAGACGGTGTGGACGGGGCCAATGGTGCTGATGGTGAAGATGGTCTTTCGATTGTCTGGCACGGCGACGCGGCCTCTCCCGATCCAAGCTGGGAGGTGGTTAACCACTGCTACCGCGACACCGACAATGGGTACGCCTACATCTACAACGGTACGGCGTGGGAATTGATGGTTCGGGA